AGGAACTGGTGCATATCTTCCAAAACAGAAGTAGATAATCTGCAAAGAGTGTGTTATAATAAAAATAAATAAACTTAGTTACTTGTATCACATGATTAATTTGCGTGAAGACATTTTAAAGAATCAAATTGCATATTACAATGGTCTGATTGCTAAACACCAACAAAACGTTGAGATTTATCTTAATCAACCTGTAGGTATTGGTGAACATTCAGATGTTATGTCAGCAATAGAAACAGAAATTACTGCTATTGCACAAGCACATGAGAAGATAGAAGTCATAAATCATTACTTTCTCAATAGATAGTGAAGAATACTCACCTCGAACATTTAGAAGATAATATCTTGAACGGCGGATCTCAAGGTGGTAAGGAAGCAGTCGCTTTTCTTAGATCACTTGGAAAGATGTTAGACCAAGGTGGTGCTGATGCTCGTGTCACTGTGAAGTGGGACGGAGCTCCTGCTGTGATTTGTGGTGTGAATCCAGACAACGGAAGATTTTTTGTTGGAACAAAGTCTGTTTTTAATAAAGTAAGTCCAAAGATTTCATATTCCGAAGAAGATGTAGATAGAATATATCCGCCTGGTCAACTTGCAGAAAAACTTAAGGATGCATACAAATATCTTTCACAACTCTCAATTCCAAATGTAGTACAAGGAGATCTTTTATTTACTGATGATAAGTATGAAGCTGTGATAGGTGGTGACACTTGTATTGCATTTCAACCAAACACTATCGTGTATGCAGTTCCAAAGGATAGTGATATCGGACAGAAAATAGATGAGGCAAAATTTGGAATTGTATTTCATACTCAATATAGTGGAAGAAGTTTAGATACAATGACTGCAAGTTTTGGTGGTATCAATATTCAAGGAAACACAGATGTGTTTGTAACATCATCTGATTTCAAGAATGCATCTGGTGAAGCGAACATGACTCAAGCAGAGAAGACAACTTATGCAAATCTTGTCAACAAAACTGAAGGTTCTTTAAAACAAGCGTCTCGTTTTCTTGACATGATGAAAACTAACAACATGAATAAGTTTACTTTGAATATTATGTTTAAAACTTTCTTTAACAGATATGTTCGTGAAGGGAGAAGTTTAATTGGTGCTCGTAATACTGCAAGAGACTTTGCACAATATTTTTCAAACGCATTAGATAAAGAAATTGCAACTAAAAAGATGAAGTCAACAAAAGATAAATACTTAGAGCTTAAGAATAAAGGTCTGAAATTTATCTCCGATAATCAACAGGCAATATACATGACTGTTGCATCTTATATGAATTTACAGGCTGCGAAAAATTTTATGATTCGTAAGTTACAGAAAGTGAATACCTTTGGAACTTTTTTAAGAACTCCAGATGGTTATCGTGTAACTGCACCCGAAGGATTCGTTGCAATCCGATCAGGTCAAGCTCTTAAACTTGTGGATCGTTTAGAGTTCAGTCGTGCAAACTTTACCGCAGATAAAAATTGGGATAAGGGTAATCCTATGCCAGCACCGAAAATATGAAAAGTTTTACTAGATTTATAAACGAAGCATTATCTTCTCAAACAGTTGCGAAGCCGAATCCGAATGATGACGAGGCTGATATGACTGTGGCTTTTGGTCGTTTTAATCCACCCACAACTGGACATGAGAAACTTTTGAACAAAGTAAAACAGGTCGCTGGTAAAGGTAATTATGAGATATATCCATCAAGATCAAATGACCCTGCAAAAAATCCATTAGATCCTGATACTAAGATTGAATATATGCAACAAATGTTTCCAACTCATGCGAAACATATTATGAATAATGATAAGACTAGAACAATCTTTGATGCCTTGAAAGGTGCAAATGAAAGAGGTGCAAAGTCTGTTAATATTGTAGTTGGACAAGATCGTCAAAAAGAATTTGAGAACTTAGCAAACAAATATAATAATAAACTTTACAAATTTGATCGTATCAAAGTAGTATCTGCTGGAGATCGTGACCCAGATGGTGAAGGTGTTAGTGCGATGTCAGCATCTAAGTTAAGAAAGGCTGCTGCAGATGATGACTATGATACTTTTAGAACAGGAATACCAAAAGGTTTTAAGGATGAGAATGCAAGAAAGTTATATGACTCAATTAGAAAAGGAATGAATGTCAAGAAACAACAGAATGAGATGTGGAGAATTGCTCCTAAGTTTGATTGGAGAAATCTTCGTGAGAACTATATGAATGGAAATGTATTCCAAGTAGGTGATACTGTAGAGAATGATAATACTGGCTTGATTGGTAAAATTATTCGCACAGGTGCAAATCATATTATTGCAGTGACAGAGGATAACATGATGTTCAAATCATGGATCAAAGACATCACTGAGAAGTTCACTGAGATTTCTGGTGTGCCACCAGATCAAAGATTAGTAGGAACTGATTCTCATCGTGAGTATGTTCAAAGACTCTCTCACAATCCTATCATACTTAATTTTATAAATAAATCTAGAAAGAAACGTGCGAAAGGGTAATGCTTAGTACAAAATTGCAAAAAGACTTGATGAATGCGTATGCAGCAGTTCATGAAGAGAAAACAGGTCATGCTGCTGGTGATTCTGATTTGGAGAAACAAGCGTCACAATTGGCTTCAGATGTAAGATATAAGGCAAAGGGAAAAGTCCCTCAAGGTGCTACAGCCGAAGAGAAAAGAAAAATATTTATGCAGATACTTGGACAATCACCAGCACCTAATGTTGTTAAATCAATGGCAAAAGAAAAACTTTTAGGTGAAGAGGTTGTTCATGAAATGAGATTTGATGACGGTGAAGAAGGAACTAAGAAAAGAAAAGAAGCTCTTAGAAAGAAAAGAGGAATGACAAAGGATGAGATGGATAAACATCCACAATTTAAAAAGGATGAAGATATGGAGGAAGGAATGGCTTACGGAATGTATAAAGGATCAGGTAAACCAAGTGGTGCTATGGCTGCATTTGGTAAGAAAAAAGAAGAGAAAGCACCTCGTACACAGAAGGGTGCGATGGCTTATGACGGCCCAAATAAAAGAAGAAGTGAAGCTGCTGATAGAGTGATTGCAAAGACAAAAGCGAAACGTAAGAAGATGAAAGAAGGAGTGAAGTACGATCAGAATATGCCTTATGTCGCTGGTCAAACAAATAAAAGAAGAGAAGAAAGACCTTTGACACCTGAGCAAAGAAGAATGATTCCTGAGAAGATGGATGCTGTCGGTCAAGAAGATGGTGACATTAACAATGATGGTAAGAAAGATAGCACAGATAAGTATCTTAAGAGCCGTCGTGATGCAATCGGTAAAGCAATTGCAAAGAAACGTGGTCGTGTTAAGGAAGGATTCTCTGCGTGGAGAATTGATTTAGATTTTAACGAACAAGTAAAAAAGTAAAAGGGGGACTGGTTTCTCCCAAGTCCCCAAATTGCATAGTCATGCCCGAGAAAGAGGGGGCTGAAGAGAAGAAGACTACAAAGGAAGTTGTAAATAAAAAACAGAAACAAATATTGAATCAAGAAGATTATATTCCAGAAGAGGGATATGATATTGCAAGGGATGAAGGAAGAGTTTCACCAGCTAAAGATAAGAAAGATGCAACCACTGCTCCTCGAAAAGGAATGACTCCGAAGGAGAGAAAGAAAGCAATGCAACAGGCACAGCAGAAATCTCAGATGGCTGTCAATAATGTGGTTACTGCACTTCGTAAGAAGTATGGAAAAGATGCTGTGATGTACACACAGAAAACAAGTAAAGCAAAATCAAATGAGGAACTTGATCTAACACAAGTTGCAGAGTCTCTTGGTGGTTATATTGTTGAATCAGAAATTGATCCTAAAACTGGTAAGATTGTATCAAAGAGAGGAGAAGCTGCTAAATTTCAAGATAAAGTTGCAAAAGAAATAAAGAAAAAAAAGTCAGATTTAACTAGACAATCAAAAGAAACACCTTTAACAAAAGCACAAAGAGATGCACTTTCAAAAAAACAATTATCTCCAAATGTAAAGGCAAATATTGAATCACAGGCTAGAAGGGAAAATCTCGGTGGATATTCTGATGCTAAACCCACTTCAGTAAGACGAGGCACAGCTGGAAAGTCTTTAGAACAGATAAAAACAGGTCTAAAACAAGATCAGGCTGATTATAAAGAAATGAGAAAGTTGAAGGCTCAAGAGAGAATAGAAGCAAAGAAAGTTAAGAAACAACAAAACATTAGAACAACTTTAGATACTGCAAATACTGGCGGCCCCAGAAATCAAGTAAGAAAGGTTGGTTCAACTACTCCTTTTTCTAGAACTAATGTTTCTAATGCAAAATTTACAGGGCCTGAAGATCTACTACAAACACAAAAAATGCGTAGTTTGAGATTAAATCGTAATCCAGAAATACCAGCTGGTATGGGCGGAAGAAGTAGAAGATTAATTAAAAGGTCTCCATCTGGTATTGTAAATCCTACATTTGATAAATTTAAAGATAGTGCATCTCGGGCTAGAAAGATTGCAACATCAGTTCAGGCTCCTAAAGTTGGTAAAGTGGGAGCCGAGTTTGCTGACATGGGTAAAACAGCACTTAGTAAAGTTAAAAGTGGTTTATCGGTTGGTAATCTTAAAACTGTTGGAACA